TTTATGAATGGCACACAATGGGAAGTATGGTCTGTTGGGTTCATTCGTTACGTACTCATCACTTGAATATTTTCTTGAAAAGAAAAATGGTAACGGCACGACAACATCTGATTCGTATTCTGCGTAGACGGGATTTTTACTTGCAGAATCAAATGGAATCATTCTGTTCAAAACGAAACGATTGGCAACCTTTTCGGATGATTCAAGATAGAGTTCATCATAGATGACCATCCAGTCATCATAAATTTTCTCAACTTCAATCTCATCGACACGCATTGTCACAGACTTAATTAAGTGACGCCCAACTTGATCTGAATAATTTTTACCTTCACCCGTTGGTAATGCCGGCAACTTAAAGACTGCATACATGTTACTCAACAAGTCACCCATATTTTGCGGATTGAAAGTAACCTTGATGCGTTCATTAAATGGCCAAGTCGGAGAAGTCGGTGCGCGATTTATTACTGTAGTTCTATGAAACTTTGTAAAGTTGGAATGTCTTTGAATATTGTAATTAAAAATTGACTTGTCTACATCACTTGTTAACAAGTATGTGTCCTGTTTGCCAATGGCGTTGAGTGACACTCCGGCACCACTTGTTGTGGGCATCTTAACTATTGTCTACATATTTTTAATGTCTAATTTCCACATGTCGATATGCTTTGTCGCCTTCAATATTTCAAGTTCACGTCGAAGGTCTTGAGACTCTTTGAGTAACGCATCGATTGATTCAGCTGTGTACTGATATGTCTTGATGTTCAAAATATAATCATAGGTTCCATCCACCTTTGGAAAAATTTTGGACAACTCATCTTCGAGCACACTTCTCTTCTTCTTGAAGACTACAATTTCACCCGAGATTACCATCGTGACAAACTTTGATTTCATGTCACACATCATTGATCGCTGTTCCAAAGTTTTGACCATGTGCTCTTTTCTTCGGTGGTAAGCATCGAGTCTCACATCAATGAAATCTTCCAAAATTTCTTCCGGGCTGGCATATTTGTGGATACCCCGGATCGGATGGAACAAATGCATGTTCGAAGTTCTAAAAGTTTTTTGGAGTTTAAAATCTTTTTGGATATCCTTGCCACTGTACCCAGAAATCATAAAGTTGACATTGTCAGTCGTACTATTGTTGGTGTACCCAGTGATAATTTTCTTTTCAGACATGGTATCCAAGTATTCTTTGAAATCTTGAGTCCATCGTCCAGGTGGTAACTCGGTGACATGTATATCATTGCCAACCATCGACCAAATACCTTCGGTGATCCATGTGTCATCTTTTTCAAAAACTTTCCCCTTGAAACCTCTGAACCACGGTTTCATGGGTTGTATGGATTGTCCTTCCAGCTTTCGAAGAATATTCTTTTTGATATCTTCTGGGTTGAAAGGTGGAACATAACAACTGAACCCAGTTCCAATACCTTCGGTTCCATTGACAAGTACCATTGGTAATGTTGGGATGTAATAATCTGGTTCAATGGAACGACCATCATCATCGAGATAATTCAAGATTGGATCATCTTTGGGATCAAAAATTTTTCTAGTCTCTCTGGATAACTTTGTAAAGATGTACCTAGTTTGTGACGCGTCTTTACCACCCATGAGTCTTGTACCAAATTGACCACATGGTTCAAGCAAGTTAATATTGTTCGAACCCGTATAATCATTGGCCAACTTGACAATTGTTTCCGCCAAAGATACTTCACCATGATGGTACGCACTCTTGTCGGCAACATAAGCTGCGAGCTGTGCAACTTTCATTTCGTCTCGAAGATTTTTATGAAAGCATGCGTACATAACTTTTCTTTGAGAAGGCTTGAGACCATCGACCGCGTGGGCGATTGACCTCTTCAAGTCTGCCAGACTAAAGTTTACCAAGTCTTGTTTGACAAAGTTTGTAATCCCAAGATTTTTGATGGATCCATATGGAACTTCCAAATCTGAGGGTGCCTTGACACTACTTTCCAAAAGCCAAGACTTACGATCGTCAGCCTTGGTCTTGTCAAACGCGAGAATTATGGAAGCATCTGTCATGGTATCCACATCAAATTTGACAGTCAAGTCTTCAATCTTTTTGAAATATTCTCGAGCTTCGGCACTCGTGCTCGTACCGAGACCCTTGTAATATTTGATTTTCCATCCGGGTTGTCCATTGCCATACCAAGTTCTGAATGCAGAGTCGGTATAGAAAGATTTTGATTGACCACTCTTCGAAGTCTTAATGATCGGGGTGACCATGGAGACAACAAAATTTAATTTCAAAAGTGAAGGCCAGAAGTAGTGGATCATATTTAGGATGAGACCCTTGATGTGAGAACCATCATTATCCGCATCAGTCATAATCATGAGACGACCATAGCGAAGTTCAGAAACATCTTGGTAGTCTTTGCCTTGTTGAAGACCAAGGATCTTCTTGAGATCGTTGAACTCCTGGTTTGATGTAAGCTGTGCCACCGAAGCGTCCCGAACATTCTTACATTTACCGCGAAGTGGGAACACACCGTAGTGATCGCGACCAACGACAGAGAGACCCGCAACAGCTAAAGTCTTTGCCGAATCACCTTCGGTGACGATGAGTGTACACTTTTTGGATTGTGCAGTACCAGCTTTGTTCGCGTCATCCAACTTTGGTATACCGGTAATCTTGGACTTGCGAGCACCATCGGTCTTCTTGAGTTCCTTCATTTCCTTGAACTTTGAGAGTGCTGTGAGTTCATCATTGATGCCAGTCTTGAGAGCATTCTTCACAAAGTTTTTTGGTGGATCAAACTTACTTCCAAAGTCTTGAGCCTTTGAAGTACATTCAGACTTGACTTGACTTGAGAAAGTTGGATTTTCAAGAGTTGCCTTCACAAAGATGTTGAAAGTATTCTTGACTTGTTGTGGCTTCAACTTGATTTTCTTCGCCATTTCATCAATGATACCCGAAGCAAGATAAGAAGCCACGTGATCTACATGTGTACCACCCTTCGTGGTACAAATACCATTTACAAAGGAGACTTGTTCAAGTCCATTCTCGGATGGCCCAATACACACTGACCAGCGATCGGTAGTCACCGAACACACATCCGTCACACCTTCGTGCATCTTGGCATACGCTTCAAAAGAAGTCTTTGGGAGTGCTTCGTCTTGAAACTTAACCTTGCAATTGGGTGTGGTACAAATGTTTGCGTCCCAAACTCTTTTTTCAAAAATCTTGTAAATGTTGTTGTCCATCTTTTTCATACCAAATCTTTTCCAATCTGGAACAAAAGTAATTGAAACTGAAGAAGTTGAACCAGAATGTTTTGTAATTTTTGGGGGATGACAAACAGTCATATTATTTTCCCACTTTTGGGAATAAGTCTTCTTATTCTCATGATCTTTGATGATGACCGAAAACTCTGAAGAGTAGATGTTTGTCAATTTGGCGCCATAGCCATTGCGGCCACCAACAATACGCTTCTTTGTGTCATCGTAGTTTGTGCTCGTGAGAAGGTGACCAAAAGTAAGTTCGGGATTCCAAACACCTTCCTTCTCATGCATCTTGACTGCGACACCACCGAGGGGTCCGTTGTTCTCAATAGTCACAGCACCAGTATCTTTATCTATCCCCGCCGAGATGCCAGTAACGTGTTTCGGATATATTGAGTTTCTGTCGATTGCGTTGACCAATATTTCATCAAAAATTTTGAGCAAAGCTGGTGAATAATTAACGCTCTTCTTTTTGAATCGGTTATCAGTCTTGTGATGAATCCAGTATGGTTCAGAACTGAGGTCCACTGGACCAACATAAGAATCCGGTCTTTTAAGGACATGTTCGATGTGTGTAAGCTTTTGAACACTCTCTCCCATCTTTCTTGATTTTTAATAGGCGAGGCTCTCACTTAAGTTATTTTTCACAGATCCATTGAACACGTTTTATTTCTTTACTTAGATTAGGAATGTTCTATCTCTACTTGGCCATCGCCGTCTTCTTGATGTATACACTCATCAAGAATAGACGAATTGTTGCCACAGAGTCTTTGGACAAATTAATCAGACAATCCGCGAGATATGCCACGGCTGCTCAACAAGATGCTTCGCCATTGATCGCGACACTTCACGCCAACTATGCCGCAGCCTATCTCTACGCAGCGAAAGACATTGCCACTGACTACCAAATTCATAACGCAACCGGTGTGGACGTGATCAAGTTCAAGGAGCACATCGTTAATATTCAAGACATGGTGACTAAGAAGACGGTTGAAAAATGTCCAGAGTTTTCTGGTGAAGTTGATTTGTATTTGGCAACAATTGCCGGGGAAGCGTAACCTAAGTTGTCACGCATTAAGTATCTTTCAGATCTCAAAATATGCAAATCGTTCGCGACACTGTCTGGACTACATGCCTCAATGACGCGGTCAAAATGTACCGTCTCAGTGAGCCAAATGAAAAATGTTATCGCCTTGCAGATGCGACGTGGAGACTAAAGAATGGATACAAACGAGAAAAAGAAAAGAGAATGCAGAGAGTGTCACAACTTATTGATAAAGTCCCCGACCAACCAAGAATTTCCACGACTGCCAAGACATGTTCTGCCATAACAATGTCCGGTAAACCGTGTCAGTTCAGAGCTGTCTGTGGAAACTTTTGTAGAAAACATAGAGTCTCGGATGAATTAAAATCCCAGTTAGTATAAATGTTCGACCAGGACACACTTAGACCTGTTATAATAGCAATGTCATTGTACATCATTGTCAGCGTTCTCGTCCCGCGTTATGTGACAAAGCCTACGAACATCGAAACCATTGATGATATCGTGGCATTCTTAGTTACCCAAAAAGGTTCTATCATGTCTGGAACCATCTTGATGGGTCTACTTGTCTTTGTCGCTAATTATATTGA